ATATCCGCAAACATCTTCGCAGTTGGGGCAAGGTGCAACTGCGAGCTGCTCGGATGAGATGAAGGCGCAGTCGCCTCCTGCCCTCTGGTCACAGCAATTGTATCATTACTCGTGTCACGGCCAGTAACCCGCACAATCTCTACATCGGGGTCCTCGTCCGGTCTCTTGTACGTATCGTAGTCCCAGATTACAACATTGTAATTGCCATTGTTCGGGTCAGGGAACGTGCTCGCATCATCGACAGAGATGGTTGTTTCTGTCGACCCAATGGATTCCGCCGCATTTTCTCGAACGAAGTTAGTTGTTTGGTCCAGTGACATCTGTTAACAAAAATACACTGCGGAAAACGAATGTCAATTAATTGACAGTAACGCCGGACGTGCCTGCACTAATTTCGAGCGTGTCGAGATTAGACAGATCGTACGACTGAGAGAGAGAGCCTGTCAGGACAAGGTGGTCGGTCGCCGATCCGTCACCAGTATCGTCGGCCTGGAAGTTTGCAACGAAGAAGTAGGAATCCACTGTCCCAGTCGTGCCGCTCACGTCAAAGGTGATCGTCCCATCATTATCGATACCCCAGTCGCCACTAACGTCTGATGCGGAAACTGCCTCACCAGCTTGCCTGGAGTAGTTACCGTTACTCGGCTCAGTGGTGATATCTGCGAGATCATTCGTATCAACGATGCCGTCCGTCGAATCGTCGTAGAGGCCAACATCGACAGTCGCCGCGTCGAGGTTGGTTGTAATCATCCATTCTTCGCCAAGGTCTGTGAGTATTGCTGCCATTATCTGTAGTTTCTCCTGTTTGTTGATTTTTGCTGCCTAGTGTTTGAGTGAGCCCATATTGTATGGGTGCAAACTCTGATTGTCGCCTCTGAGGAGGGCGTCGTCGCTCATTGCCCAGACTGCAAGGGCAAGCGCATCCGAGAAGTCGTCGTGTCCACCGGGCGGATGTTCGATCCGCATCTTCTGTGTGCTCGTGAATGACTTCTCAAGATCCAGGCACTGATTGACCATCTTGTTCGCGGGCCGGTCGTTCTTCCCGGGGACATATGTAAATGTCAAATTTCCGTTCTGTAACTCGGTCTTCAGCCGATTGTAGAGATTCTGTTTCCTGTCATTCGTGAACTTGAATCCCTCCACTTTGTTGCCGAGATCTTCTGAAACCTGGTCGACCACGCCTGGGCCGAGACTCGTGCTGTCGATAACTATTTTGCTGTAGTTGTGAAAGGTGTCGAGATCCCGAATTCGGCCCATCGCATCGGTCATCGGTTTCCCTGTCGTGTGTTCGATATCGAACACATTGCCTTCGTTATCGACAGAGATGTACACACTGGAGTCATTGCCGCCGGCCGCCAGATCGACCCCAAGGAACGTAAAGTCACCCTCTCGGGAGACAGAAGATGGACTGGAACAGTTCATCAGCTCCTCTCGTGTGAAGAAGGAGTTCGACGCTTCGACGAATTGCCCGAGTATCTCCTGCCTAAACTGTGTGTTCGTGAGATTCTTTCGCTGCTCTGCGATGAATTCATCATCGACCAACGGATTCTCCGAGGAGGGCACCTGCATCGTGTACCATTCCTCGTCACTGAATCGGTCGAAGAGAAAGCCTTTCTTGCCGAACGGCGTACTAAGCAAGATGAAATCGCCATCCCCGACTGCCATCATCGGTGAGAGCACCTCCTGAAATATCTCGTCTTTGATGAAAGCCGCCTCGTCAACGATTACCATGTTGTTACGAGAGCCATATCCTCTGATGTTTGAGCCGTCTCGCCCTACGGGGAGCGCAAGGATGCGAGAACCATTGTCAAAGCCTATTTCTGTTCTTGTTGAACGGACGATTCCCAGATTTTCTTTACCCACACCACTATTTTGAATCTCCGTCTCGATTTGATTAAACAACTCCATCGACTGGCGCTGGGCCTTAGCCGTAAGGAGTACTTCCGCTCCAGCGTAGGTAATTGCTTTCCAAAGTGCCAGCCAACTTGCCGTACGAGATTTGCCCACCCGTCGGCCGGAGACGAAGGCTTTCCTATCAGAATCGTGGTCCATGAAGGTTTCTTGGTAGTCGAACAGATCCTCATCCAGATAATGTTCGACAAAGTATGAGGGTTTCTCCAAGAGCTTTTGGGCATTTACCATGATTCGACCTCCAAGCTGAACATTTCTGCATAGAGGGGCCTCACGATGTAGACACTTGTTTTGTCCCCAGCACCCAAATCTTTGGCCGCGTCAAACATTTGTTTAGGTAAACCTAAAACCTCTGTTGGCATCGCATTTTTGGCCTTCGGGCAAAATTTAGGACCACAAGACAGAGACAGTTGCATCATAACATCCGTCTCTGTTTTATGATATAAACGGTCACAAATATATTCGTATAGCTCCCTTTCTATGGCCGGTCCCTCCTCGAACTGTTCGACCACCATCTCACCCTGATAATAACCGGCGCTAAACGCTTCGAACACTATACAAGTCTCGGATATAGAACTTCTGGGTCTCTATTCGGACAAGGTTCGTCAGCCTCTACTCCCCAATGACACGTTTTACAGAGTGTCACAAGATTATGGAGCCGGTTCGATTCTTCTATTTCTAAGACATCACTATCTCGATATGTATAGCGAGGTTTCCGGTGATGTACCTGAAGCGATTCCTCATCACCACACTTTCTGCACTCAAAGTCATCTCGTTCGAGCGCCTTTTCTCTTTGTTCTCTCCAGTTAGTGCCAAATCGCTCTTTGCGGCGAGTTGGTTCTTCTTTGTACATTTCGATAGTGGGCTTGTTCGGTTCTATACCAGCAGCCTCTACAGCCTCATTCCAAGAGCCAAAGTGATTTATGGCCGCTGTCTTAGATGGATATTCATCAGAAGAATCAAATTCGGCCAGAGATACGTATCCGAATTCTTCGTGAAATTCTTTGATTTTTTCTATGATATCCTCGTCTGTATAATTTACAAAGGCACCAACCCCAGCTTCATCTACAGCTTCTCTCCACGCATCGAAACAACCGTAAAGACCATTTGGCGAAGCTGTCTCAGGGTGGTCAAAGAAATCTTGCGAGCTAGATATTTCGCCCCCCTCCACGAACTTTTCTATACTTTGTATAATTCCGTTTCTAGTCACTTCTCCTGTCTCTACGCCGGCTTCTCGACAACCGTTTTTCCAACTTCCAAAGCGCTTTCGAACAGTGGCCGTTGATGGATAATCTGAGTGTTTATCGAACGACTCGGAATTTAGGTGAAGTATATCCTCCTCCTCCGCCTCTTGAAGAAGCTCTATCAAATCGTCATCCGTGTGTTTACCATAGACATCGACACCAAGTCCATCTACTACTTCTCTCCAAGAATCGAAGCGGTTATAAAATGCCTTTTTTGAGATTGTATCAGGGTGGTCAAAGAAGTCCGCTGAGTTTGACACCTCATCAGCCTCAACTAACCGTTCTATGTTTTCTAGAATACCCTTCTTTGTTATCGGCCCATCTCCAATACCGGCCGCTTCGCAACCCTTAGTCCAGCTCCCGAAGTGGCCCTTGATAGCGGTACCTGACGGATAATCGGGGAGGGCCTCAAAGACATCACAGGTTAGATTATCAATTTCTTCATCAGCCTCTTGAAGAGCTTCTATCAGCTCTTCATCTGTGTATGCCATTTGTTACTCCTTTTGCCTCTCTTTTCTAAGCTCAGACAGCTCATTCGCAAGATTTTTGCTCGCCTCTGCCTGCTGTGAATCAGGGGAATCGAGGACGTTTAGTTCCTTGAGCTGTCGAGTCAGAGTCCTTGTGAGCCTGTCATACGCTATATTGACAGGGTTCTCCTTATCTTCGAGTATTGGCTTCCCATCGGGCGAATACCCAACAGTTTCATCCTCTTGGACAATTCCCTCTTGGTCCACGAACTGGTTAGCTGACCGTTGCTTGTGCATATCAACCCCCACGTTCCTCAGCATTGTCATCTTAGCGAACGAGTCAGGGCCGAACGGGGCATCGTCGAGAAGAGACTCCACAATTGCATCGACCCACTGCTGCTGCTCTGGAGGCAGATTCTCGTAATAATTGTCTCTATCGGCGTAGAGTCCGTGGGTCTGAGCGTAGTTCGTCCCCTCATTGGCGTCACGAGCCGCCCCTCCGTGCAAATAGCAACGGCTGTCTCCAGGGTGATCGGTACTGAACCCAGAATGGTGCTTGCAATAGGCGACATCCTGGTCCCACTCTTCCGGGACACGGTGGTCCCGAATCTTGGCGCTACAGTATTTCTCTTCTTTTTCTTTGAGTGGCATGGATACGGGGAACCTCTTCATGAAATACTATGCGCTTCGACCTTTTTAAAGAGCCACGACCCATGCATCTGCCAATGGAATATTACTATAGGTTATATTATCTACCCATCCAATTGTTAGAAGTAATCCGCTTCTTGACGAATCTGTTCGCGGACCTTCCGTAATTCTCGGGAAGACATATCTACTGTCTCCATCAATTCTTGAAACACATCTGTCAGGAATAACCGGTCCTCGATATTCGGGTTAGGGCGTTTTCCTAACGATTCGTCTGCAATAAGTGAGCACAGTCCAAGAATTATCTCCTCATACGCTCGACCAAAATTATTGGAAGAAATGTCTATTTCTTCCAAAATGTGTAGCACACGCTTTCTCTGATACTCGGGCATTTCCAATACTGACATGAATATATTGGCATCATTTGTTATGTGAGACCAGCGAATCTGCCCCTTCCGGCCGGGAGAGCCCTTCCCATTATGCCACGAATAGAGGGTCTCGAACTCCTGCTGCCGAGAATTTGATAATTTATTGCCGGAATAGTCAGTATCCGCTGGATCGAATGTCGTGGCTGCCTGACTCCCCCACTCGTTATGGAAGATCGAAGATTCGTCGAGCCAATCATCCGAGCGAGCTCTCGACCCATTCCCCGAGGCTCGGTCGAACAAATCCAAATCACTTCGCAAACACATACAAATGAGTAGACCGGGGAGCTATAAAAAGGTTACGGTCCATATGACAACAGGGGGCGATTGAATCGGTCGGATGACCCAAGAGCCTCGGGATAGATTCAAACAGCTCTGAGCCCATCTCACGCTCCTTAAAATCGATTCTGAAGATGGGGAAGAGTAGATATCTCACATATTTTGAGAGCGATGGTCAAACGCATCTGCGGAAGGGGAGACCCACCGCTGCGGGGAGACGCTGCCACCGACTCGGATCAAGCGAGCCAGTCTCTGAGGAAAATAAAGTAGTGTCGTGCGGGGCAATCCCCAAAGGCCCTGCACAGCCGAAACCTTTTTATAATAGCATATATAATACTATTAGTATAGTAATAGAGTAGTTGTCCTGCGGTAATTATACAACAGCCTTACTATTATATACTACAAGTTGGTCACACCTATTCT